CCGATTGGCTTCATAGCTGGCTGTGAAATGCCGTCAGCGATACTGTCCTCACCTTCGTACTCAGTAACTCTTGAGATGCGAATAGAGATAGTGCCATCGTCGTTGGGGAACAGCGATACTTGGTGGCGTTGTCCATCTCGCAAGGTGATGTCTGCATAAGTCTTCTGTTCAGCGTCGTAAGGCTTCCAGTTGCCATTGCTATACTGCGCCTTGCCCTTTCCCTCAGTGTTGGGAAACAGCTTGATGTAGGTAAGTGTTTCATAGCGTCTAGCCATTCTGTTTTAACTCCTTCTCTTTCAAAACTTTCATGCGTTCCTGCGATTTGCTTTTGATGTCTTGATAGATCTCAGGAAACTCTTTGTTGGCGATTTCCATGTATTTCTTAGTGAAGTCTGCTTGCACCCATTCCTTAGTTTGCTTCAGATCAAACTCAGGCAGAAAGTCATTAGCTTGCTGTTGCAACTCTAGCAGACTAGCCGGCGGCTGCTTGGGTGGTGGCATGGACGCTATAGCCTCCTCTTTCCTGCCCACACCATCCATCTCGTTGGCTGACGCATACTCGCCGCCAGCCAAGCCAAGCGATGCCAAGGCACGGCCAATGGCAGATGTCTCACAGTTCTCCAAGGCGCTTGTCTTGTTGACGTTGCCCTGTCCTCTAATCTCCTCGGCCATGCCGGAACCAATTACAACGCCGTCCATGTTGGTGATCTTGGCCTTGACGACAACACGTTGGCCGTCGTCTACCAGTATGTGTGTGTCTACACCAAAGTCCGTGCCGTGAACTTGGCGAAACGCCTCCATTCGATGCACCACCTGGGTGTACTTCTTGCCACCCCTTTGTTTCACACCATGACTTTCGTTCAACTCAGCGACGATAGCCATTGTTGGTTTGAGATCAGTCATTCATTTCTCCGCTGGAAACGCCTAGCTTATCAGAAATGAGATGCACAAACAGCGCCAAACTCCTTTCCATATCAGCTAGTCTGTTGTTGTTGTCATAAACTGCTTCGTGCAATTCATCCACGCGCACAAACAAATCGTTGATGCTCTCCTGCATGTCAAATGGTGTGACGTGCGGGGTGTATGTGTCGTCTGGTTCATGCGCCATTGTAAAACTCCTTGTGCCACATGACCATCTGGCCACGACCTGACACGCCTTTGCGCTTGGTACCATCAACCTTGATGAAGCCTTTCTCTTTTAGCTGTTTGTATCTAGCTGTGACGGTGCTATAACCGTGTTGCGGCAGGGCTTTCAGCACTTGGTCTGAAATGCACCCTGCTGCACCGAAAAACCAGATTGCATCAGCGACTACGCTTTCCATCTCCGTTGCATTGATGCTCTCTGCTGCGTCATGACTGGTTGCCGGATCCTCTCGGCGCACCAGCTTGAAGGCCGGTGTATGTTCCATCACTGCTTACCCTCCATCTGTTTCCTACGTCTCTTGGACTCGATTTCGACGTTATAGCTGTACTGTTTGATAAAGGCTTCAGTTACACGGTCTGATGCGCTTTTAACTCGGTACTTGTTTTGGTAAATGTCGAGCACTTTCGCGTACAGAATCATATCATCTGCTAGGCTTCTTAAAGCCTGTGTATCGTCTCGTTCAACAAAGTCCTCCACTTCGCTTCGCTCTGTCGCGACTTGGAATGCAAGCGAGTTAATTATCTTCTTTAATTCGTCCTCTCTGAACGTGATGCTTACTTTCGCCTTGGGGCGTCCTACTTTATTAGCCATTAAAACCTCCATAGTTGATTGGCTACGTCTACAATTGATGGGCCATGACGCCGTGCGATCTCATTAAAGTTTGGCTGAACAAGTCCAGCTAGTGTGCGCCATGATCCGTTGGCGGCCTTCAGCAAATTCTGACTTATCTGCCATGACCGCACTGCTTCAGCGTATGCCTTCTCCAAAGCGTCAGGCTTGAGTTGGTCACAGTTGTCGGCGTCAGCTATGTAGTAGCCAGATGCGGAGACAAACAGCAGCGACGGTGGCTCACCTGTAGCTTTGTTGTAAACGGCTTGCTGAATTTGTTGTTGCGCTGTGGGTGTGATGCCCTGCACCTTTGGTACTCGCCACGAGCGGGTGCCATCTTTTCTAGGTGGGTTGCGCAAAGGCGGCTTGGCTTTCAAATCTACCTGTTTACCGCCGCCGGAGAAATCTTGGTAAAGCATGATCGGCACATCAATCTTTGGCTCGTTGTGCCAGCGTTGATATTCACCTTCAATCATATTGGCGTGTTTGAACGCCTCACGCACACCATCAACAGCATGCAAAATCATATCTGAAATGTAGTCTTTGAATGCTTCAAACTCTTCAGCGTCCTTGCCACCATCCCATTTGCGCGGCTGGTAGCTGTTGTAACGCTCCATAATTTGAGCAATAGCCTTGGCTGGTTCCATACCATCTTGTTGGCCGACCATAGGTTGATAGGTGTCTACTCCAAGAATGAGGTTGGCACCATCCTGCACCATGATTCCGCACCACGGCCTAGCTGCCATCGGCATCCTTACGCCAAGGTGGCGACAGTACCACTTTAAAACTAACTCCCACTTTTCTTGTGTAGCGCCTGACGAACTGTCATGCTTTGCGCCAATCGGCTCTCGATAGGTTGGTGTTTCTCTGGCCATACTGTGCCTTTCTGTGGTTCTTGATGCTTTATGTAGGTGTTATTGCATACTACTTGACAGACTGTCAATGCATTTGTTAAAAAAAGATATGACGTTATCTGAGTATCTAAAAGCAAACCGAATTAGTCAGGCCAAGTTTGCACGGCGCTGCAACTTGTCACCGGCTGCTATTTGCAGAATACTTGATGGCAACAGGTATCCAACACCGGAAACGATGCGTCGTATTTTTCTAGCAACCGAAGGGCAGGTGAAAGCAAATGACTTTTTTACCCAAAAAATGCGAGGAATGTAACGGCTCTGGCTGGGTGCGTGTAGCATCTAGCTGGGATGAAGGCGACGTTGTGCCTGATCTCTGCCCTGACTGTGATGGCACTGGTGAGTTTTATCTACAGCGTCCTGAGTTTTTTCAAGAAGCAGATATCGATGCGCAAGGCGCATTTAAATAAAGGAGTATAACTATGTTACAATCCATCATCAGATTGTTTTTCCCCTCTCTTTCACAGCCTGCGGCAGAGCAACCAAGTGCAACACCACCGCGCATCGTAGAAAAAACAGCACCGAAAAAGGCTGTTGCTAAAAAGCGTGGCCGTGGCAGACCTAAGAAAAAGGTGTAGTTTATCAAGAGGGTTTCATGGACGATCTGACTGTTCAGTGCGCCACAGCAGATGATTTGACATATATCGACAGTCTGCAAAAAAAGAACGCTGAAGACTTGGCTTTTTATCCAAAGCAAGTTTTTGAACGCGAAGTAGAAAATTTTAGGGTGATATTGGCAAAGGTCAACGCTGAACCAGCAGGCTATATCTATCACGGCGCTTTAGGCCCAGCCTGTAAAATTCATCAAGCATGTATTCAATACGACCTACGCGGTCAGCTTTATGGTGCTGGCTTAGTACGCCATCTTTTGCAGATTGCTGATTTGTCAAATGTCCTATCTGTTACGCTGCGTTGCGGCTCAGACATTGCCGCCAATGACTTTTGGAAAGCGATGGGGTTCTATTGTGAAGCGGTTACGCAGGGTGGCGTAACGCGCATGAGGGATATTAACTGTTGGCGTTATGATTTACAGCAGCCTTTGTTTACTATCCAAGGTGAGCCAAGTCGCAAGAAAAAGGACAGATCGGTTTGGGCGAAGCGAGGAAATGTCTCTTCCTCACCATACGCTAGGGGCAAGCAAATGAGGGCTTACAGAAAGCTAATTACATCTAATGACTAGAATGCAGCGCAATAAAGGCAGCCAGTTTGAACGCTGGTGCTGCAATGAGATCAAAGACCACTTGGGTTATGAGAACGTGCGCAGGAACCTTTCACAATATCAAGAGAAGGGCGGCGCTGATATCCTGATCCCTTACTGGTCAATCGAATGTAAACGGTATGCCAGTGGCCCACATGGCGGTGCTGACGCATGGTGGCATCAAGCTGTTAACTCTGCTGGCGACCTTTCTCCGCTACTAATTTTTAAATATGACCGGCACGATCCGGTGTGCAAGCTGTACCTGCGCCACGTAAACCCTGAGTTTACCGGCACCGATGCAACGGTGCTGGTTTCTCTGCCAACATGGTTCTATATCGTGCGCGAGGCCATCCCTTTTTGATGGGGTTGCCAGTCAACACGATTCATGATATTAAGAATTTCTTAGCAAAGCCGCGCAGCATGCAACGCATCGCTTTGAAAGCAGTGCAATGCAAACATGCTTTCCTTTTATTATATAAAAAAAGGCATGGCTGAGTGCATCGCATAGCAGGCATTGCTTAGTATCATTGCCGCGCAGCATTGCTAGGGATTTCCTCCCAGCTAAACTAAAAGAGGGGCTTTACGCCCCTCTCTCTTTCTCTGCATAGTGATGCTTGGCATGTCCAATGTTCCTGCATCAGTTTGTGGTTGTACGGCAAACTGTAGGTTACAATGCCGTTACTGTTAATTATCTTTGTCATTCCTCTCATTTCTCTGACCCTTTCTCTGCTAGTAGTCTGTGATAAATGCGCTGTGAATCCAGCAACAATGCTACAGGTTGCGGTACTTTGCGTCGTCCTGTTTCGTAATAGTAAACGGCCTGTAGGCTTACACCGATACGCTTTGCCATTGCTGCCTGTGATATTTTAAGGCGTTGCCTTTCCTCTTTAAATTCCTGTGGTGTCATGCTATACCTTTCTGGCTAGTGAAGGCAGGGGGTTTGCTGATCCTTTCCCCCTGCCTTTCTCTTTCAGATGATGTGACAGGCAATGCCCTGATACTGGCAATAACCAAAGATTTGATAGAGTTGGTCAGGGATCTCCCATTCATCATGAATCTGCACGTTGATCCCCTCTTTTTCTATGTTAAGCCACACAACGTAATCCTTTCCGATTGCCCATGCCGCGCCATCCTCTGACACTGCGGTAGCCTCGCCTAATACGTTGCCAATGTAACTACAGGCAAAGGTGTATTTTGCTAGATGTTTCGCGTTCATTTGTCTTCCTCCTCTTCAAAGCTAAACTGTGACATTCTTCTGATCCTTTCTCTATCTCTCGACAGGTTCAATAAAAGCAAAACCAGGGCGATTGCCTTCTGGATCGCATGACAGGACAAAGGCGACTTCTTCGCCATCATCTGTGCGCATAATCAACGCTGGCCACATTTCGTCGCCATCGTCCTGCATTTCAAAGCCTATGACCTTGCAACCCACAAGTTGCCCAAAGTATTTTTTATATGCGTCCATCATTCTAATCCTTTCTCTGTTAGTCTTTGAATAAATCTAGTGGTGTCATGCAGTCAGGGTGCCCCCAATCGTTGACTAATGCGCAGCCTGACAGGACGTTAAACAGCGTCCATACAAACAAGGCATAAAAGCCTATGAATACCAGTGTTCCGATTATCGCTTTGGTCATGTTCTTTCCTCACCGATGATTTGTTTTACTTTATCCAGTCGTTGCCTTTCTCTCAAAGCCTCTTCATAAGCGATGATTTGTTTTACTGCTTCTAAAGCTTCCTCATAAGCGTTAGTGGCTTCATCCTTCCGATCTACCACCAACATCAGCGCCATAAACTCAAGTTTAAACTTGGCCAGCTTGGCCTTTTCAAGGGTTGTCATTGTCTCTGATCCTTTCTAATGGGTGATAAATACAACAGGCTTTGACGCTTGCCAGCATAAGCCACAAGCGCCGCAATCTGGCGCTAGTGTCTCTTCACCCTTTGCAGCTAGCTTGCCGGTGGCCTTGCTGATTTGCGTTGGACATTTAAACGCCTGTTTCTCTGTGACAAGCTGTGCCGACCTAGCGTCATCATATGACAGCGCGGCAAACTCTTGGCTGTAAGAGCCTGAGAAACGTACAGCAAAGCGCATGCCGCACTCATTGCGTAGGGTAAGCAAAGCTTGTCCAATGGCACGCTCTTGGCTGTCTATAGCGTCGGGTTGGTTGGCCGTGTATCCATACACATGCAAGGCAGGAAACATGCCAAGCCACTTTGCCCACTGCGCGACGTATGCGACGGAAAAGAAATCGCCCAACACATGCAGACGCACTAAAAAGCCCTTTGGATATTTGGCCTGATAAAAAGCAAGATCGGCCTCTATCTGTGCAACCAGTGCATCATCTGCCGCATAGCGTGTAGCGTTCATCATGTTGTTACCATAGCAGTCACCCCAATGGATGCAGGAGCGTGGGCAGGTGGCGCGTTCTTCTAGTGTTACCGTGAAGATCGGAAACCCTGCCAACTTGCCCTTGGTCACGCGCTTGCCAAGCTTTGTGTTGGTGCTTTTCTTTACGACCCTTTCGCTTGCGGCCATACCGTCGGCTACGCTCTTGGCGCGTAGGTCGTGATAGACACTACGCCCAGCGATTACGGCCATTTGTGTTTTTGTCATTTGTTGCATTGCTTCTGATCCTTTGTTGCTAGTGTCGGGCATTCACCCCTTCATGACACCGTGATGCCATCAAGGGGTGGCAGGGACAACCCTGCCGCCTGTTGGTTATTCTGCCGCCATAGCGTGTTGCTGTGTGTCTAGGATGTAATCACAGGCTTTTTGTGCCTGTCCGAAAGCCTTCATCATGGCGCGTTTGTCCTGTTTCAGTACCTCTAACCAGTTGTTTAAATACTTGGCATGGTCCGGCGTTGGCTGTTTTTCCAAGCCAAGCATGGCGCAAAGGAATGCCGCGCCTGTTTCCGCTACCAATTCTTCAAAGGCATAGGCGTTAGAGCCAAACCGGCCAATTAGTTTGCGGTCTAGGCGTGACTTGTGGCCTGTCCAGTGGGTCAACTCATGACAAATGGTGCTGTAATATGACTGTTCCGCAGTGCTATCGGCAGTGCCTTTGAAATCGCCTTTATCTGGCATCTGGATATAATCAGTTGATGGGGAATAAAAAGCCTTGTCGCCACCATGTTTGATGATTGCGCCTGTTGCAGCGATTAGGCTTTCTGCTTCTGTGTTGCTAAAGCTAGGCCTTGGCTGATCTGCAATAGGCTTGGCGTCGTACCCGTCAACCTGATCTGCATTGAAGATACAAAAGCCTTTCAACATTGGCACCATGCTTTTATCCCCTGTCTGTTGGTCTTCTATGACGATCTTGTCAAAGAATACGATATCTGTGCCTTTCTGGCCTTTGCGTACAGTCGCGCCTTTGCTTTGCCATTGCTTATAAGTTGCCCATTCGTTTGACGTAAACCCATTGGCAAAGGCTGAAATGGCAGTCATAAAAATGTTGGTGCCTTTGTATGCCTTTTTGCTGGCTACGTTGTGGTGGCAGTTGCCAGCATGTGCCTGCCAAGGCTTTGACCAATCCGCGCCATGCTCTTGCATAAGTTTAAGCACAGCGTCTGTGACCATTTGGTAGCGGTCTTTTTTGGTGTAGCTTTTCATTGTCTTTGATCCTTTGTTATGCGTCTAACATGTTTGCGATGATGTTGCGGTGATTGGCAACGCTGTTGCAGTTGATATCTGCCGCCTGTTGCGCCGCATTGCGGACAGCTGCAACCGCGCCATGCTTTGCGATTTCGTCATTCAAAACGACAACAAAGCGAAATGGCACAGAACGCACCTTAAACGTGGTGCAATGCTGTTTGCGAATGATGTGTACTTTTTCCATGAGTTTGATCCTTTGTTGATTGCTAGTTATAAGGAACCCTACCATTGACAGGCTATGCTGTCAATAAGAAAAATGATATTCATGAAATATTCTTTGCAAGGCACGGCAAAGCATATGCACCGACGCATATATATAGGACGGCATAGACCGGCGCAGCTGATTCGAACACGACGGCAGCGGATGGCTTTGGAGTATGTCAGAACACGCACAACGCAGACAGAGTTGCGCAGCATTGCCGGTGCAGCATTGCCAGCGCCGCACGGCAGCGACCCAGCGGGGGGGCAAAACAAAGGCATTGCCCCCGCGACGCGCGGCCAGGGTTTATGTGTGTTAATTGCCCCTATCCCACACACAGTCAGGAGGAAACATGGCTAGGCTAACGCAGAGCAGGGCAGAGAGCGTTGCTGAGTTAGTGATGCAAGGGCATAGTCTTGTCAGTGCATGCAAAGAGGCGAAGATCAGCAGGTCAGTGCTGTATCAGAAGATGGGTGAGGATGCTGATTTAAGTAATCTTATTAGGACGGCACAGCAGCAGAGTGCGGAGAAGGCATTGGAGGATGTCGAGGTTATGTATCAGCAGCAGCTAACTGGTTCTAAGAAGTATGATCCTAATGTGTTGAGGGATTATGCTTTGCATGTTAGGTGGAAGGTGGGCAAGGTAATGCCGGATCAGTATGGTGATGCGAAGAGCCGTGCTGGTGTAGAGGTAAGTGACGGCACGGTGCGCATTGTTTGGGAGAGCGATGGTGCAAGTTAAGATCCCTTACAAGCCAAGAGACTTACAGGCAGAGATGCACACCAGCGTAAGGCGTTGGAACGTGCTAGTTATGCACCGTAGGTTTGGCAAGACGGTATGGGCTGTTAACCATCTTATTAGACATGCGCTGACTTGTGAGTTACCAAGGCCGCGGGTTGCGTTTGTGGCACCTACTTTTACGCAGGCCAAGCGTATCGCATGGGATTATGTGAAGTATTATGCGTCTGTGATCCCTGGCGTTAGCTTCAATGAGACAGAACTGCGTGTAGACTTTCCTAATGGCGGCAGGTTGATGCTGTTGTCTGCTGAGAATCCAGATAGTTTGAGGGGTATCTATCTTGATTTATGTGTATTCGATGAATTTGGCATGCAGAACCCACGGGTATGGGGGGAGGTTGTACGTCCTGCCCTGTCTGATAGGGAGGGTGCGGCTGTATTTCTAGGCACCCCAGCCGGACATAATCATTTTTTTGATCTATTGGAGCAGGCCAAGTCTGAAACGGCTAATGGTTCTGACCAGTGGTATCACAAGACCGTCAAAGCCTCTGAAAGCGGTCTGGTAAAGGCAGAGGAGCTTGATGCAGCAAAAGCACAGATGACGCCAGAGCAGTACGAACAGGAGTATGAATGTTCGTTTACTGCTGCTATTATTGGCGCTTACTATGGAAAACTGCTGGCTGATGCTGATGATGCTGGAAGGATTACAAGGGTTCCGTATGATCCGGCTTATCCTGTGCATACAGCCTGGGATCTGGGTATAAATGATTCAACAGCTATATGGTTTGCTCAAATCTTCCGTGGCGGTTCTGTTCACATTGTTGACTACTATGAAAATGGTGGTGTGGGGCTGGATCACTATGCTGAGATATTACGGCAGAAGGATTATCATTACGGTGATCACCTTGCTCCGCACGACATCGAAGTAAGGGAGCTTGGTAGCGGTAAATCTAGGCTTGAGACTGCGTTTAGTCTCGGCATACGGTTTCGTGTTGTTCCAAAGATAAAAGTTGCTGACGGCATCAATGCCGCACGCATGATGATGCCTAAATGCTTATTTGATAGAGATAAGTGTAATGATGGCGTAGAGATGCTTAGACAGTATCGGCAGGAATGGGATGAACGCAAAAAAGTTTTCAGAGATCACCCGCGCCATGACTTCACGTCTCATGCTGCGGATGCATTTAGGTATTTGGCTGTTGGGTTGGAGAATAAACAAAATCTCACAAAGCCTCCGCAACAAATTGCGATGAATGAATACAATCCTTTTACGTTATGATAGTTGATCTGAACCATTATAAGACAGCTATGGCGATGATGACAGTAAGTGAGTATCATCAGGATTATACTGATAAAGACATTAAAGAGTTTATAGAGCCGCCACTATCATTAGGTAACTATTTGATTATACAGGATGAAGATGGGTTTCCGTTTGTTTTTGCGACATGGGCTTTTCCTGAGATGCACCACATTGACAGCTATGTGCGTTATAGCAGGTTTCCGGCATCTGGTTTTCGTGGTTGCGGCGACAGTCCGTGGGTAATTGACTTTATAGCTTTTGGTGGTTTTCAGAGTATAAAAGCTGCTTGCCGCTATTTAAAAGACACATTTGTTGAAATGGGCTATACTGACTGCTATTGGTTGCGTACAGAAACAGGAAAAGTTGGCTTTCACGCCTTGAAGGAGCATTGATATGGGATCAGGTGCTGGCACATCAGAAGATTTAGTAAGGCCAACGGTGCGCAGAATGCCTTTTAAAAAAAGCACCGCCCCTGCATCAGCGAAAATGAGTGAGGTTGGCGTAAACTATGGCCCCCAATCTGGAATGAGTCCGGCTGCGGCAAAGGCGATAACTGGTGATGATGCGGCTGCGTCGAAACTTGCTGGACGTGACATAAGTGTGGCGCAGCTTGGCAATTTACAAAGCAGAGCAAATGTTGGTCAACTGCCATTTAGCGCTTTAAACATTATCGGCAAGCGCAGGGCAAAAACAATTTTGGATACTTTGATTGAGGGCGGCACGCCGGAAACAGGACAGCGCGGATTTATACAAGGTGTCGCTGATGTAACGCCACGGGTAACTCCAAGGGTTACGCCAGAGCGTGTGCCTGCTTCGCTGGACGCCGTAGATTACGACACAATGCCATACTTTGAATCTTCTCGTTCTCCAAACGTTGACCAAGCCGCAGTAGATGCTAGAGAGTTTTTAATGAAAAACGCTAAACGAAATGAAACTGCGGCCTCATTTGCACTTAAAAGAGTAAAAAAGAATGTAAAAAAAGGGGTGCAACGCAGAGATAGAAATTTATTAGGGCGTGGAGAAGACATGCCAGATTTAGCGCGTCTTTTGAAATAAGGAGTATAGTATGTCTATGTTTACACCAAGAGTCACTATGCCGCCACCACCGCCGCCACCAGAGCCGCCAGCAAGGGTAGACTATGCGCGTGCTGATGCTATGGCCTCAGAAGCCTTAAAGCAGGCTACAGGCAGGCGTAAGGGGCGTGGCGCTACAAGAGTTGCTGGTGCGCTGGGGGAAGAAACAGTAACCGGACAAACCCCGACATTACTAGGTTAGGTAGCTGAAATGGATCCCATCAAAGAACTCGTCAATCGTTTCGATGATTTAGAAAGCCGTCGTGACAACTGGGATACGCATTATCAGGAGTTGGCAGATTATATGCTGCCGCGCAAGGCTGATATTGTGCGCAAGCGCAGTCGCGGCGAAAAGCGTATGGAGAATATCTTTGATGGCACCGCATTACAGGCGGTAGACCTGCTGTCTGCCTCACTGCATGGCATGCTGACCAGTGGCGCTACGCCGTGGTTCCACCTTGCAATGAAAGACCCAGAGGTAGGACGCGATGACATGGTGCAACGCTGGCTGGAAGATAGCAGCAAGCGCATGATTAGAGCGTTTAACCACTCAAATTTTGAGACTGAAGTACACGAATTGTATGTAGATCTCGTTGTGTTCGGCACAGGTTGCATGTTCGTAGAGATGGATGGCGACAACTTGCGGTTTAGCACGCGCCACATTTCAGAGTTTTACGTTGCAGAAGACCAGTTTGGCTTGGTTGATACTGTGTTTCGTAAATACAAGATACCTGCACGGCAAGCTGTGCAACGTTTTGGGCTGGAAAACGTAGGCAAGTTTATCCAGCGCACATTTGAAAAGAAGCCAGATGAAGAGGTAACGCTGCTGCATGCTGTTCTGCCGCGTGATGAACGTGATCCCACGAAACGCGACAACAAGAACATGCCATTTGCATCGGTGTATATTTGTATGGAAACCAAGATGCCGGTAGCGATCAGCGGCTTCCAAGAGTTTCCGTACATTGTCCCGCGCTTTCTAAAGGCAACTGGTGAAGTGATGGGACGGTCACCTGCGATGGTGGCGTTGCCTGACGTTAAGATGTTGAATCTTATGTCAAAAACCATCATCCAAGCTGCGCAGAAACAAATAGATCCTCCACTGCTTGTTCCTGACGACGGGTTTCTTCTCCCTATCCGTACCCAGCCAGGTGGCCTTAACTTCTTTAGGAGTGGCACAAGGGATACCATTACGCCGCTTAACACTGGTGCAAACATCCCTATAGGTTTGACGATGGAAGACCAGCGTCGTGGCGCTATCCGTTCTGCGTTCTATGTAGACCAGCTACTATCTGCACAGACGCCTAACATGACGGCTACCGAGGTAGTGCAGCGTCAGGAAGAGCGTATGCGCGTTATAGGGCCGGTTCTGGGGCGTCTGATGAACGAGATGCTACGTCCTATGATAGATCGCGTATTTGCGCTGATGCTGCGCAATGACATGCTTGCGGTGCCACCGGATATATTGCAGGGCAGGGATGTGGACATTGATTATGTATCGCCACTTGCACGCGCACAGAAGTCTAGCAGTCTGAATGGTACGATGAAGGCTTTGGAAATCTTGCTGCCGCTTGCGCAGTCAATTCCAGTCGGCGACCACCTCAACCCAGATGGCTTGGTCAATCATGTTGTAGACTCTCTTGGTGTGCCAAAGGATGTGCTATTCCCGCAAGCGCAGGTTGAGCAAACACGTCAGCAACGTGCCGCGGCAGAGCAAGAGCAAATGCAGCGTCAACAGGACTCAGAAGACGTTTACACGGCTGCACAGGCGGCACAGGCGGTAAGGATGGTAGGCGATGGCAGTGGAAGTTAAGAAGCTGCGAGAGATGTACAGAGGCGTTTTTAGCGAACACGCTGGCGAACAGGTACTAAGGGATCTTGAGGCACGCTGTAACTGGCGTGCTTCAAGCTATGTGGCGGGAGATGCAAATGCCACAGCGTTTGAGGAAGGAAAGCGTGCAGTAATCCTTCATATCCACAACATGATAAGTGAGGAATAAATGTCAGAACAAGTAGCTGAACAGGTAGCCCAGCCTGATGCTGCGCCGATTGAAACACCGGCAGAGGTAGCACAAGGCGGGTCTGGTAACGACTTCTTGACCATGATACCAGAAGACATCCGTGAACACCCCAGCTTTGGGCCTATCAAAGATGTTGAAAACCTAGCGCGTTCTTATGTTAACGCACAAAGACTTATTGGTTCGGAGAAAATTCCGTTGCCAATTAACCCAACAGATGAAGATCTTGACAACATTTATGGCAGGCTTGGTCGCCCAGAAGCGCCAGATGGTTACGAGATCAAAGCAGACGGCAACGTAATTACAGAAGATGTGGCAAGCCAATACGCTGATATTGCTCACAATT